ACCAACGCAAACAAGCTCGCGTTTGTGCAGCTCAAGCCTGGAACGAATGAGCGAATCAACTTCACGGACTTGTTCAGAAATAACAAGGACATGGAGTATTCCAACTGGACCAACTGGTTGCTCAAAGTGTCGTGCGCGGTGTTTGCGATTGATCCTTCTGAGCTTGGCTTTGTGTTTGGCAACGAGGGCACAACCTCCACCCTGTCAGAGCGCGGCCCTGCGGAGCGGCTGGCCTACAGCCGAGAGAAGGGCCTTCGGGGTCTGCTCACGTTCTATGAGCGGCTGATCAACCGCACCATCATTGATCGGGTAGATCCTGAGCTTGAGATGGTGTTTGTGGGCCTCGACGGGGCCACCGAAGCCGACCGCGCCAAGGCTGAACAGCAAGACGTGTCCTTCGTCAAGACGGTGAACGAGGTTCGCGCCGCCCGCGACCTCCCGCCCATCAAGGGCGGGGATGTGATCCTGAACGCCTACTACCTCCAAGGTCTGCAAGGCGAGCAAGCCCAAGAGCAAGCGGCGGCGGGCGGGGGCGAGGAAGGCGGCGGGCCTGCGGCGGGCGGTGAACCTGGGGGCGCTCCTGCGGGCGGGGGTGAGGATTTCGATGTTGACGCGCTGTTTAGGCGCTCGGCGCTGACCCGCGAGGGCGAGGGGTAGAGGCATGGCGAGCTATAGTGACACCTTCACGCCGCCCGCAGAGGTTGCCAAGATCGCGCGCGCGGCTCTTGAAGCCCACGACAAGGGCGTCAAGGGCGGGACGCTGGTTGGGCTGGCGCGGGCTCGCCAACTTGCCAACCGTGAGCCCATGTCACTTCGCACCATTCGGCGCGGGCACAGCTTCTTTGCGCGCCATGAAGGCGAGGGGCAGCTTCCAGGGCCAGCCCGCACGCAGGCCAAGCGCCTTTGGGGGGGCGAGGCGGGCCAGCGGTGGTTTGACTCCGTTTGGGCCAAGCACCGCGAGGACGTGATCAAGAGCGAAGGTGCGCCCTCGCGCTCGCTGGGGGTCGGCGCGCTGCTTGTGCGCTCGTTGGATCTGGTGTTTGAATGATCTCCCGCCTCATCAAGAGCGGCGCGCAAGCCGCCAACGCAGGCACAGGCCAAGAGCGCGCGGGGCACAAGTACCTCTCTCGCAAGTGGGTTGGGGATCGCTGGGTCTATGACTACGGCGACGGCGACGGGCGCGAGCCTGCCGCCCAAGACCAAGAAGAACAACCCGCACGCACGCAAGCCGACCCCGCAACCGACCTCAAGGCCCGCGCGGCGCTGGCGCGCGCCTTCGACCACCCAAGCCTCCCCGCTGGCTTCTCGGTTGAGGGCTCCGAACACACCTACACGCGCCGCCGTGGGGTTTGGGAGGACGAAGAGGGCACGCGCATAGGCGATGGCGCGGCGCTGGCTGCCCGCTTAGAGCGCGAGGAGACATCTGGCAAGGTTGGGGGCGCGCTGACCCTCAAGCAAGCCCTGTGGGCGTTCCTAGAGGGCGCGGTCCCTGGGTCTGATCCTACTTGGAAGATCCGCGCTGGGCTGGAAGAAGACCCGCGCTCGATCCTCGCCCGCAATCGCGCCGAACAAGACCGCGCGGGGGAGCTGCGAGGCGAGAACCGCGAGCAAGACCAAGCCGAAGCAAACAAGCAAGCCGAAGCACGCACGCAAGAGCGAGCCGCACAGGATGAAGCACGCCGCGCCGAACGCGAGGCGGCGGTGGCCGAACGCGACAAGGCCCGCACGCAGGCTCAAGAGGAGAAGGGTAAGGCACGCGAGGCCGCACAAGCTGAGAAGGAAGCCGCCCGCGCCGAACGCGAGAAGGGGCGCGCCGAAGCCCGCGCCGCGAAGGAGCAAGAGACGGTGGCGGCGCTGCGTGAGAAGCTGGAAGCCGCCAAGCAAGACCTCAAGACCTTGAACGAGCGCCGCCTGCTGTCGCGCGACCTTGAAGCCGCCCGCGCCGCGCTGGAAGCCGCACAAGACACCGAACAGGGCCAGCCTCAAGCGGGGGAAGACGCGGGCCAAGCGGGCGAGGGCACAAGCCAAGCGGCGGCGGCGCTGGTGGATGGGCTCGACCCGAAAGAGGCCGCTGCGTCGGTCGAAGCCACAAACCAAGAGCGCGCCTTGCAAGCCTTCGGGGTGGGCGAGGATGCCGCCAAGGATGCCGCGCCCTCCGAAGGCCAGAGCGCCGCGCTTCGGCTCGTGGATGATGGGCTCTTGAATGACCTCAAGGGGAAGGACAAGCTCGCCGCCCTCAAGACCCGCGCGCCAGAGGTTGCCAAGGGCCTAGCCCAAAGCCTCGCCAAGCTCGGCACGCAGCGCCCCGCCGTTCAGGCCCGCGCCGCTGATCTGCTGGCGCGCGAGAACTGGAACGGGTCTGCCCGCGCGCAGATGCTCGGCGCGCTGCTCGACAACCAAGACGCACGCCGCAACGCAACCGCCCTCATGGACGCCGCCGAGTCTCTGGCCGCTGGGGGCAAGGTCGAACCTCACCACGTCGCGGGCGCTATCGCCATGCGCGGCATGGGCGCGGGGCAAGGTGAGGGCGCGTGGGCTGATAACGTCAAGGCCATCGGGCAGGACGCAGAGCGCGAACTTGCGCGCCTCCAGGGGCTCCTCGCGCAAGCCCGCCAGAACCCCGCCAAGGCCCGCGAGGCGCTGGGCGCGGCGCTGTCCTCTGGCGCGGTGCAAAAGATCGCCACGCTCGCCAAGGCGTTCCCAGGGCTCCAAGACAAGGCCACAGCGGCGGCGCGCGACGTGGAAGCGCAAGCCTCGGCGCTGGCCCCGCGCGAGGGGCTGGCCACCCACGGCGCAAGCGCCCCGTTGTTTGTGGCGGGGGAGATGGGGCGCGCGACCTCCGCGCCTGCCCGTTATCGGCTCATGGAGGCCCACGACGTGGTGCCCTCCCATGATCCTGAAACCTGGGCCAAGAACGGGGCCTATCCCGAAGGCATCCAAGAGCGGCTCTATCACTCCGACAAGGCCGAACAAAACAAGGTTGAGCGCAACGCCCGCAACCTAGAGCCCGCCTTCGTCGTCAACACCAACCCCGACGCGCTCAACGGTCCTCCCGTGATCACGCCAGAGGGGCACGTCCTGGGCGGCAACTCCCGCGCTATGTCGATGCAACTTGCCTACCGCCAAGGCGGCGAGAAGGCATCCGCGCTGCGTAAGCATCTCACCGACAACGCGCACCATTTCGGGTTTCGGCCCGAAGACGTGCAAGCGATGGTCAACCCCGTTCTTGTGCGCGAGGCGACCCCCGAAAGCTCCGACCCCGCGCATCTGCGAAAGCTCGTGCGTCTCTACAACGAAGGCCACACCCAAGCGATGGACCCCAAAGCCCTGAGCGTGGCGCTGTCGTCGAAGCTGGGCGAGGACGTGATCCACAACCTCGCGGGGCAGATGGAGGCGGGCGAGTCGCTGGCTGAGTTCCTGGACTCGCCCCGCTCGCGCTCCTTTGTGGAGGCCCTAGACCGCGCGGGCGTGATTGATGAGCGCAACGCCAACGCCTACAAGGAGCGCGGCGGCAAGCTCAACGCCGATGGGCGGCGGCTCGTAGAGCGCGCCCTCGTGGGCAAGGTGGTAGGGGACGCAGACCTCTTGCACCGCCTCCCTGACTCGCTGATCACGGGCCTTGCGCGCTCGGTCCCCTCCCTCTACCAAGCCGAAGGGGCAGGGAAGGGCTACAACATCCGCGAACCTCTCAAGGCTGCGCTCGACGGCTACGCCACCATGCACGCGCGCGGGCGGCAAGGCGGGGTGGGCGTGCCTCCCTCGGATGCGAGCCCCGAAGTGATGCGCGCGGGCCTGTCACAGCTCAAGGGCGACCTGTTCGGGGAAGATCACCCCGCGACCTCCGACCCCCGCGCCGCCAAGATCCTAGAGGCTCTGGTGCGCCGCCCTGGCTCTCGGCAGATCGCCAACGCCTTCTCTGATTTTGCCGCGCAGGCACAAGCCAACCCCGAAGGGCAAGCCTCGCTCTTTGGCCCTTCCGACCCCTCCACGGTCCTACACGGGGCGCTCGACCGCCTCCTGCGCCAACCACAAGAACAAGAGCAAGCACGCACGCAAGGCGAGCCCTCGGACGGCCAAGAGGCAACCCCCGCGCCGCCAAGCAACACGGAGCCGCGCGAAGCAGGCGCGCCCGCGCCTGCGAGCAACAACCCCGCCACGCCTGCGAGCGACAACGCGCCGCCCGCTGACACTTCTTCGCCTGCGCCAGAGGTCGAAGCGCCCCCGCCCGCAACCGAAGGGCAAGCCTCGCTCTTTGGGGGGGGCTCTGCGCCGCGCGTGCCTGAGCCTGAGTCAGAGGAAGACGACAAGCCCGCGCCCAACCCCAACCAAGGGCTCTTGCTCTCGATGGCGCGCGGTCTGCTGGCGCGAAACCGCGCCCTCGCCATGCCTGCGAGCGTGCGTGCGGGGGAGGTGTGGGGGGATGACGGCGGCGCGCATGAAGACGTGGGCGGCGTGGGGGAGCTTGAGAACCTGAGCGGCGGCGGGGTGGACGCGCAAGACCGCGAGCCTTACGGCACGGGGGAGGCGGGCGGCTCATTCGAGGTGGACCCGTGCGTGGGTGTGCCTGACTTTGGCGAGGTGGTGTGATGCTGGACGTGGGTTCGGGCGGCGTGATTGTGTCGATTGGGGATCGCTTCGCCGCTTCGGTGTGGCTGGGCGTGGAGATGGAGCAAGGGGGCGCGGATCTGCTCAAGGGCGGGCGCGCCCCCTCCATCGAGGGCAAGCCCGTTGGGGGCGACATTGCGCGCCTGCGTGGTATCGCCTCGGTGGACATCGAAGACCGCCAAGGCGATAGCGTGGCGCAAGATGGGCTCGACTTCTCGCCCTTCCTTGCCCACGGCTACCTCAACGATGACCACGGCGACGTGCTGCGCGGCGAGGGCGTGGGCGCGATCATCGGGCACCCGCTGGGCGTGGAGATGGTCAAGCACAAGGGCAAGCCTGCCACGCGCCTAGAGGGCGTGCTGTACCTGGGGCTGCCGCGCGCCCGCAAGTATTGGGATCTGCACCAAGCCATGCAAGGCCAAGGCGGCCTTGACCCTTCGCAGCGGCGCTCGTTGGGGTTGTCGCTGCAAGGCAAGGTCTTAGAGAAGAAGGGGCGGCGCGTGACGCGCTCTGCGGTGCAACACTGCGCCGTGACGCCGTGGCCTGTGAACCAAGAGGCGTATGTTGAGGAGTTGGTCAAGAGTATGGGCCGCGCCGAGCTAGAGGGTGCGCCTGTGGTGCGGGCTCGCATCAGCGCCGCGAAGCTGGGGCAGATGATCGCGCGACACTTCGACACAAGCGAGCGCGAGTCCTTGGAGATTGCGCGGGAGATGTGCCGCGTCTCCAGCAAGGGTGGGCGCGGTGTTTGATGCGGCGCGCTCGTTGGACGCGGCCCACGCGA